AGAAAGAAAGAAATATGGGGTTAGATGGTTTTGAGGAAAAAGAAATGAATACATTAAATAATGGGATAGGTAAAAGACCCCAAGAAAATCGGTTAGATAAACCAAAAAATAATCACCCAACGGTAAAACCAATTAACTTATTAACATATTTGGTTAGATTAATAACCCCACCAAATGGGATTGTAATGGATTGTTATATGGGTTCGGGTTCAGTGGGTATTGCAGCACAATTAGAGGGGTTCCAATTTATTGGAATGGAAATGGATGAGGAATATTTCAACATCGCAGAAGCAAGAATTGATAGTTGGGAACAATATAAAGATTTAATTAAAACGAAATAATGGAAAAAGAAATAAAAGACAGAGCACTATACTTTATAGGATTAAATAGAGTGTATAAAGGTGAAGTGCAAGAAATGATTAAATTTATACGGGAACAATTTGACCCCAAGTTTAATGTTTGCACATCTTGTGGAGCACAAATAAAGTTCGCACAAAGACAAATACAAAATTGGTTAAATTTAATGGCAATAAAGGAGGAGACAAATATCCCTGTTGTTGAAGAAATTGAAACAAGTTCTAAACCACCTTGCACGAAGTGTAAGAAAAAAACTAAAAATATGTAAATTATGGGATACAAAACAAACTTCCAAAAAAAGAAGGCAGTTGTTGATGCCGCATTTAGTAATGGATTAAATTGGACGAGAGCATATATGGAAATAATGGGGCATGAAAACCCTGATATTGCAAAAAGATGCGTCCATAAAATGAAACAATCCATAGAGGTCAGTAAATATATTGAGTTTAAAGAAAGTGAATTACAATTAAAATATGGGGTAAATAAGGATAAGGTTGTAAAAGATTTAATTGACTTAATTGATGAATGTAAAAATGAAACATCAACAGACAGAAAAAACCTTATTAAAGGATTAGATATGTTAAATAAAATGTTTGGTTATTATACAGCCGAGAAACACGAACATAAACACGAAGGGATAGTTATTAACTACCTAAAACCAAATAAAGATGATTATACTACGGAATAACGACGACTACGAATTTTTAATAGGTGAAGATGCTATTGAGTTATTTGATTATTATGGTGTAGATGAATTACACGGATTAAATAGAACTGCTTGTATAAAACGAATGGAAGAAGGGGGGACATATTTTGATGGTATGTGTAATTTTATCCCCAACGATTATAGTAGGTTTTATATCTTCATCAATCTATCTGCTTGTGATGGTTCATATAGAGATATAACATTAGTTCAACACGAATGCACACACGGGGGATTTAAATATTATGATTATGATATTGATAAAGAAGAAGAAATAATAACTTGGGGTGAGGAATTAACTAATGAGATTATGCCAGAAGTGTTTAATGAAGTAAATATAAGAAGATATAAGGATAAAAATTATGGAGATAAATTTCACCCCATCATTAAAACAGGATTTAATCTTTGATTATTTTGATGATGAAGAAACAACAGAAATATTATACGGAGGGGCAGCAGCTGGTGGGAAATCCTATGGAGCTTGTGCCTTTACAATAATAAAATGCCTTCAATACCCCAACATTAGAGTTGGTTTAGCAAGAAATGAATTAACGACTTTAAAAAAGACAACGATAGTATCTTTAATGGAAGTGTTAAGTGATTGGAATTTAAAGACAGACGAGCACTATAAGTATAACTCCACAACGGGTGAGATTACCTTTATGAATGGTTCTAAAATCGTTTGTTTAGAATTAAGGTATTTACCTTCAGACCCAAATTATACGAGGTTAGGCGGACAATTATTGACTTTTGCCATTATTGACGAGGCAGGTGAGGTTGATGAGAAGGGAAAACAAATACTTCAATCAAGATTAGGTAGATGGATGAATGGTGATTTGGGGATTAAACCCCTATTGTTAATGACTTGTAATCCATCAAAGAATTTCTTATACAGGGACTTTTATCAACCAAGTAAAGATAATCTATTACCGACACATAGAAAGTTCATACAATCGTTAGTATTAGACAACCCATTCATAAATACTTTATATGTGGATAATCTACAAAAATCTTTATCTATGCAAGATAGGGAAAGGTTAATAAATGGTAATTGGGATTATGAAAATAGTCCTGATGCGTTAATGACTTTTGATACTATATTAAATATTTTTATTGACGATTACACCCCCGATGAAAAAGGTAAAAGATATATTAGTGCAGATATTGCCTTCACAAGTGATAAGGCGGTAATAATGGTGTGGGATGATTTAACCTTAATAGACATTATAGTAAATCCTGATGGTAAAATAGAAGAGGTTATTAAAGAAAAGGCAAAGGAGTATAAAGTTTCCCCACAAAATATAAGTTATGATAGTGATGGGGTTGGTAAATATTTAATGAACTATTTAAAATCAGCAAAACCAATAGTCAATAACGCAAGGGCATTAAGAGAAGAGAATTATGAAAATCTAAAAACACAATTATATTTCAAAATGGCTGAAGCAATAAATAATGGTAGTTTAAAGATACTTAATACCAAATATCAATCAATCATAATAGATGAATTACAACAGGTAAAATATAAACCAAGTGAAAGGGTTGGTAAGATTGCTATGATTAGTAAGGGGGAGGTTAAAAGGGTATTAGGACATTCCCCCGATTTTAGTGATGCGATGGCATATAGAATGATTTTTGAAATAAAAATGGGTGCAACAAAGACATTTAAATTTATCTAAAAACACCATCAATAAAATTATATTTATAATAAATTAGAACTATGAAAAAAAAAATTATTTTAGGAATTATTAGACACACCTTAACATTTGTTGGGGGTATTTTTGTAATGAAAGGTATTACAGACGAACAAACAATCACAGAGATTATTGGTGGGGCATTAACCCTTATCGGTGGTATTTGGAGTATTATAAACAAGGCAAAAGCATAACAATAAAAAAAAATATAAAAGGATGTTAAAAATAAATTTAGAAATTGATGACGAATTAGTTGAGTTCAATTTACCCCAAAGTTGGGATGAAGTAAGTATAGGTGAATTTGTAAAAATATTTAGTTTTGAACGGGAAGGATTAACTATGATTGAGGTGGTTGTAGAAACCATTAGTTTATTATCAGGTGTCCCCCAAGAAAAGTTTTATATGTTGCCTGTTAATGAATTTCAAAAATTAGCAGAGGAATTGGCTTTTGTTAATTTTGAACTACAAGGTAAAGATGTGGATTTTATTGTGTTAGATGGTGAAGAATATTGGTTAAAAAAAGATTTTAGTTCATTTACTATGGGGGAGGTTATTAGTATAGAAACCATATTAGAACAAGGGGGTAATAATCTTTTTAGAGTTATGGATAAGTTATTATGTATTTTTCTTCGTAAGAAAAAAGAGAATGGAAAACTTGAAGCATTTACAGGGGAATTTATGGCACGAGCAGAATTGTTTAAAACCACACCCGTTTCAAGTGTATTAAATATATTTAATTTTTTTTTAAATGGCGGGAGTTTATCATTAAACAATATGAACCCATCTTCGGAAAACCCGCCCAAACAAAAAAGGAAAAGCAAAGTAAATTTGAAGACATCAAAAAAAGTATAAAAATAGAAGATAAGTTTTTATGGTTGGGTATAGTTCATCATTTATTAAAAGAGTTAAACACAACTGATACGATGATATATGAAAAAAATTATATTTCGTGTTTAAATTGGATGTCTTATTTTTATCAAAAAAATAAAGTAGAAGAAAGTAAAAAAGGTAATTTATGAGTGTAGTAAATATAATTTCGTTAAACCAAATAATCAATCTATTTAGTTCGTTCGCTCAACAACATTATTTCATAAATGATTTTGGATATGGGGCGACAAGTGAAATAGGGACATCAAAACAAATGAAATTCCCTTATTTGTGGCTTACATTAGACCAACAAAGCACAATATCAATAACTAATAGAACTGCGGTGCCCACTTACGGCATCACGGTTTTGTTGATGGATAAAATAAACATTCAATCTAACTATTTAGAAATAAATGGTGTAGATAGTGATAATTCACAAGAGGTGTTAAGTGATACACTACAAACACTACAAGATTTAATTACAGAGATAGAAGTAAATTGGGGTAATTATGGTTTAAAAATAGATGGGGATATTAGTTGTTTCCCTGGCGTTGATGAGACCCCCGATAAAGTATGTGGATGGGTGGGTCAATTCCCTTTAAAGGTAAAACATTCAAATTGTATTACTCCTATGGGTAATATTATTCAAACAAATTTATCCCCCGTTAATCCATTTACACAATATTTAACTTGTGCGACATTAGAAAATTGTGATACTTTTCAAACCTACGCAATCACAGGAGGGACTTATAGTTCAGGGACAACAGAATTAACATTAACAACTTTAAATGGTAATACAATTGTTGTTAGTGGATTTACAGGTGGGGCAGCAGGAACAAGTG